TGTGTATACTTCCGTAAAAAAACCACGCTCATAAGAACGTGGTTTAGAATATAGTATTAGTTTGAAATAGGGAACAAAGATTATTATACAATAAAAAATAGGGTAGCCATAGTGACTACCCTTGTATAATGACGTGGTAATTTAACTATATCATTTCCAGTCTATTTTGCCCCAATATTTCTCATTTTTTATTTTTTGTTGTTTGTCAGTAATTTTACAAACGGCGCAGTAGAAATCTTTTTTACTTGAACCAGGTGCTTGATATTTAAAGCGAATCCACCAATATCCATCTTTTTTGATTACTTGGTCGAATTTAACCCAATCTGTCTTTCTGTATAACCACGAGCCACTTTCAACAATAGCGCCATTGATACCTGGCAACCTTCTAACTCTAATACCACTTTTAGGTGCGTTAGGGTAGAAAGTACCTCCCCAATTCCACGTTGTTTTAGCTTTAGATGGTTTGCTTTTTGGTGCGTTTATTTGTCTACCGTTAATAGCCTCTGCAAGTCGTTTAGTAAAACTGTTGATGTTCTTAGTGATATAGTCCATGTCTTTTTTACTAGTGATAAAACCTAACTCAATCAATCTGTAATTTAAATTGAGTTGTCCTGTAACGTTAGCGTTTAACAAATCGTTTCTAGGTGTCACGCCTCTGATTTTACCAACTGTCTTACCTAGAGCGCTAGATAACGCTTTGTCTATATCGTCTGCAGGATACCTGTCACTTACAATGACATGACCACCACTAGCTTGTGGACTAGCAGCGTCTAAGTGAAATTCTACAATCACATCAGGTTTCACATTCTTTTTAACCCAATATAAACCATAATCTGAATAGTTACCTACACGTTGACCGTATAGTGTGTCTTGATACAAGTCTTGATTCATTGACTTTCCACCGTATAAAACAACTGTATTTCCTACACTTTCGAGTTGTTTTTTTATTCTAGGTATAATCTCTTTCCTGTTAAAGTCGCGCTCATTATATCCATTTGCTACGGCACCAGGATCATTTGAATAAGCACCTTTACCATGACCTGCAACGAGTAATATTTTCTTGCCTTTCTTAGCTTTTACTTTCTTAACTGGTTTAGCTTTGCTTTTAACTTTGTTTTTAGTCGTTTCTTTAGCATAGAACGGTCTAATAAACCACATAGGGAAATCGTAGCCATGTGTACGTCTTGTAGTAACTTCAGGAGGTGTCCAATACGCACCACCAACCCAATTTTGTTCCAGTATAGTTATAGAGTTAGAAGTGGCAGAAATAACGATACCTACGTGACCATACCCCCCGCCATAATTTCTGTTGAATATCACTACATCTCCAGGCTTAGCTAAGAATGATAATGTATTCTCATAAACAGTAGCTTCTCCTGTAAAATTGTTCCATGTCGGAATGTCTGCAGCACCCACACCTTTTAAAGTATGACCGAATAGGTATAACCAATATTGGTTGGCTACATCGAAACATTGATATCCATAAGCACCATCAGGATTTACTGCTTTCCCCTCTAAACTTTTTAGATAACTTATAGCTTGTTTGTATGTTCTAACAGATACCATTAGAAATCATCTCCATTCATTCTAGGCGCAGCACCCGTTGAGTCTGTACCTGCTTTAACTTCATGCAATTTTTGTTGTCCTTTTTGTGCTGCGTGAGAGAAATTATTGTTTTTCCACCAAGTCCACAAAGAAATTGCACCAGTAATAATAGAACTGATAGTCACTTCGTCTACCGGAATAGGTGAAATATGTTTCGTAGCTAAAAATTGGTTAACCCAAGCTAAAATAAACACAATTGTTCTAACGATTGAACCTACATCTGTTTTCATGTATAACACTCCTTTTAGTTAAATTAAAAAGCCGACCTAAAAAGGTCAGCTATCAATTATTTATATTTAATTTTAATTGTGATTGGTTTGTAAGTTTTTCCGTATTCAGTATCGCCGACATAATTCAAGTGTTGTACAAAATCGTTAATTTCATCTATGCGATTGAATTCACCTTTAGGATAACTTGAAACGGCATACCAAAACGGACTATTATTTAATATATCATTAGGTTTTAAAATCTTATTTCCGTTATAATCAACTTCTGCTATTTTTTTGCTTTTTAAATTCAATGTTTCTACTGGTATTCTTAACATGAAACTTTGATCTTCTATCCATGTAGGTTGAACGCTAGGAATAGTGGCAAGTGTTGAGCCATCTTCTAATGTTTCAAACGATGCTTTTGGTACAATCTTAATAACTGGTGCTTCGTCTGATACAAATGGTTGTATTTCTCCTACAATAGCATGTTGTTCGAGAAATGATTGTATTGGATATGAAATGTATTCATGGCCTCTATAATTAGGGTGTAAACCATCTGCTTGTCCTTCTTGATATGAAAAGAAATGTTGATTAACTTCATCAATCCATGGTCTTAAATGGCTACAATGATATAAATCTAAACACGGAACACCTAAACGTTTAGATACTCCTTTAATCACTTTTGATAATTCATACAATGAATAACCATTTTCTCCTTTGTTTTCATCGTAAGGGTTACTTTCAATTCTTGGTAAAGGTGTGATAGTTAGAACAGGTGTGTTAGGAAACTTGTTAATCAAGTTATTCAATAATGCATATATATGACTGGCGACTGTAGGAGCATCGGTGTCAGTCACATCTCCTAATAATTTGCTACCTGTAACTCCTGAATAATCATTCGTTCCTAAAAATACAGAGATGAAATCAGGTTGTTCTGTGATAGAATCAACTGCGTTAATTCGGTCTACGTATCCTGTACCACTCACACCTAAATTAATTACATTTAAGCCTGTACGTTCTGCTATAAATTGATGGTAATTCTTTGATGTTCTAAAATTAACTTCAGTTATACTATCACCAATAAACACTCCTGTTAAATTTTTGAGAGGAGAATAATTTACTTCGGTTTCAGTTTGGTTCTTAATCAATCCGTTTTTTACGCCGTATTCAATCATCTCTTGCCACAAATCATGGTTTTGTGTATTGATCAATTGTCTACCAATCACACTTTCAGTTACTTCGATTTTCGTTTTCTTATCAGACGGGAATACATACTTGTTATCCACCCATATTTCTAATGAATATGTGTTTGCAGGGATAATCTGATTGATTACAACATCGCACACATAGGCATTGTCATATTGCCTAACTGTAGTGTCGTAGATATATTTGACACCTGTACTGTCAGTGAGAAAAACTTTTGCAGGTAATCCGTCTAGTTTTAAGTCGTCTTTGTTAGTGTCAGATAAGATGTATCGCATATGTGATAGGTCACCTTGTTTAATGCGATTGCCATCTTGTGAGTCATTTAAATTAAGTACATTTATTAACATTAGAAACCACCTTTCAATTATTAAAGGCTACCCACCGTCAGTGAGTAGCCTTTTATCTATATTTATCTCTGATATAATACATACCTTTTAATCCTACTTTTTTGTATAAGCTGTTTATTGTTGTTGCTTGGAAATTACACCACTCAATCGCAGTAGCATATTGCATGCGACCTGGGTTTTTAGGGTTCCAACGCATTCGGTATAAAGTGTTCTTTCCTTGATTAAAGAATTGTTTTCTAACGAACTTAGCGCCACCTATAATACCGTTACGTGGACTCGTCCAACCTTGTCGTTTGGCGTATGCTATAGAAGCATTAGGGTTATTGTCGTATGCTGCAATACCAAAATAGTTGTATATACCATAACGTCCACTTGCGTAGTTACTACGTCCATATCCACTTTCTAAGAAAGCGTGAGCAATTAAATATATTTCGTTAACGTTGTATTTCTTACAACCATCTGCGAAAGCTTTACCTTGTCCGGATAAAGTACCTTTACCTTTAAGTATCTTATTCAACTTACTTACTGGTATACCTTGATACTTACCAAGATCTAACATTTGATACCTTTGTACTGAACTATTCCATATAGTAGTAGGGTTCATATATTTACTTGTTTCTGCTCTAGAAGCATTACCCCAACCCCAATTGTATGATTTTTGAGGTTTACCGTATGCCATTTGCGCGTTAAGTGCTTGTTTAAATGTGTATTTACTTGTAACTGTTTTGATTTTAGGTTCTACTTTCTTAGTACTAGATGATGTTTTACTTTTAACGTCACTTACCGTATCTACATTAGATGATTTACTATCAACAGTTATTTTAACTCTTGATTTTGTTACGGTTTCTTTAGGTATTGATTTAAGTATCTTATCTCGTTGAGAGTACAATTTGATAATTGTTTTTTCTAATTGATCATATTTACTTTTATCAGGCTTACCTTTAGCGATAATATCCCAATTAATGTGCTCTAACATCGAACGCCATATACTATCATCAACGCTAATCGTTTCTTTTTTGATAGGTATATTATAGTAATCCATTATTTCTACACCAGCTATAATGGCATGTACTTCGTTTAAAATGAAACCTTGTTTGCTAGTACTATAATCTTCACAGACTTCTAACACGATATAATCAGGAGCAGAAGGCACTTCATATAATGTTCTTCTTGGTGCCCATACATGGTTTCTATCAACATAAAAATGAGGATACTCAGCTTCACGTTTGTACTTTAATCGTGTATTATATAAATCTTCAACTGAACTCATTGTTCTGGCATTTCTAATCAATAATCCTTTAGGTTTATTTTTTCTCACTTTACCATCTGCAACAAAATGATAAATATTTTCTGGATAAGTAACTTCTTCAGTGCCAGTTGTGTACTTAATTCGAGTAACATCTTTCCAAATAGTTTTTTTAGTTTCTGAAGGTTGCGTGTCTTTAGATTGATTGTTATCACTTTTATCTTTGTCGTTATCAGAAGGCTTTGGAGATGGTTTTTTTATTTCTGGAGCGTAAGGAGGTCTAACAAAGTATCTTACGCCACCTGGTCCATCTGAATATGTGTGCCTAATCTTATATGGTGGACTTCCTGTAGAATTGTTCGTATACCAATTTTGATCCACACCATACCAGTAATCTTTAGTGCATGGACCAACTACAATATTAACGTGACCTGCCCAACCCCCAGTCCATACTCCCCAATCGCCAGGTTTAGGTACAAAGTTTTTAGTATTTCTATATATTTTGAATTTACGACCTCTATAATTTGCCCTTTGAGCCATCGCATTAGCATTACCCCAAGTTCTAAAGCCCCAATACTTTTCGAGTATATAATTAGGTAAATCCCAACATTGCGGTCCACCACCGGACCCTGGTAAATCAATAGGGATTTTCTTTTTAGCAACATGTTTAGCCCATTCAACTACTTCACTGGCTCTCGGTTTTCTTTTTCTAGGATTAGGTAACCCCATACATCCACCTCATTTCAAAATAAAAAGCCGGCTCGAAAGCTGACTTAATAATCTAATTATTTACATTTACCAAACCAGAAACATTCCCAAAAGCTTGCGCCTAAAAATAATCCAAACATGGTAACTCACCTCCTTTAAAGACCAAATATCATTTTGACAGTCGTTACGATTAAGGTTGAAATAATCGTACCTACAAGTCCTAAAACCCAGAATTTAATCTTTTTGATGTCTTCTTTACTTTCTTTTTTGTTTTCTTTTTCTAACTCCCTTTCTCTATTTATCGAGTCTAAAGTGAAATTCATTTTTTGATTAATCAAATTTTGATTGTGTTGTCCATCTTTTATCTGTTCCAAAGAGTTGAAGATTTTTTCGTCGTTATCTTCCAACCTTTTTATACGTCGTTCATAATCTTCTCTTTGGCTACTTTCTGTCATATAAACACCTACTTCACTTATAATAAAAACCACCAGCTGTTAAGCTAGTGGTTCATAATCAAAACCTGTTATTTCTTTATACTCTTCCTCGGTTATCCATCCAATTGCTACTGATTGTTTAACTCTCTCTAATGAAAACAGTTTAAAATCATAATAACGTTTAACTAGTCTATACATTGGTCATTCCTCCATCTTTGATTAATAACTCCATTATATTTGCTACATCTTTTTTCAAATTAGTAATTTCTTGTTGTTGATTTAAAACTGTTTCAGACAAGGTAGCGATAATCAAATCTCTCTCGTTAGGCTCGATATTTTTTAGAGTTTTCTCAAAATCTTCTTTGCTTTGTCCTATCCATTTCTGACCGTTATAGTAAAATGGCGCAAAAATACCTTGTGGAGGTTTGTCCTCAGTCCACTTTTCATCAGGATAGACATATTCACCCTCTTCGTTTTTGTGAACTAGGACTGCTTGTCCGTTTCTCCATAAATAAACTACTTTCATTTCATCACTCCGTCCATTCTATTTGTGCATAAGCGTAATCGGTTGGCGTCCAATTAGTACTATCATATAAAACGTTAAATGTAACTGTTCCAGACGCTGTGATTGTCACACGACCACCGTATCTATTTCTTGGAACCGCAACCGGTTGCATCATTGTTACTAGATTAAAGTCTTTAGGTAACAAAGCGATTGTTTGACCGTGTTGAATATTAGTTGCATTAATACGCAACATCTTTTTAGTAATACCGTTTTGTTTAATTATTCTATAAGCATTTCTGAAACCACCTGCTATAGTACTTTCAGTACCAGGTATAGCTCCATTAATAAGTTGTAAATCAATCCAACCAGTATCTACAACATCTGAACCGACACGTTCCCATTCGCTCCAACTTCTATAAAATCTTTTCTGATAAGCTACGTTTGAATTATAAGGTTGATATCTTATTAAGAGGATGTCATTTGTTCTACTATACTTAGTTAGCCAACCATTTGTTGATTTTCCAGAAGGTTGATTGATAGTATTAACGACATATCTCGTGCCTATCGGTAAAGACATTAATTGTTCGTTATTGTCGAAATCTATTTGTAGGTTGGCATCATAAAAATTAGTTCCATCATCATTAGTGAGTTTGTACTTTTGCCAATTAGCTTCTGTGAACTTTTGTTCTACATCACTTGGAGTAGTGAAACCATCATTTTTAAGTGTTTCATTAAACGAATTAACTTTTTCATCTATCGTTGTATTAGCGTTACTGACATTTGTATTAAAAGATTGAATGTTGCTATCATATAATTTTTGGAAAGAGTCAGAAGCTAGGTCGTAATCTGTTTTAACCGAGTCACGCTTAGCATCTATTTCACGCAAAGCCTCTGCACGTTCCGATGTCAATTCCGTTTTCGCATTATTTTTATTTTCTTCGATTTCATTTATAGCATCTGATTGAGCTTTGTTGACTTTAGCTAGAGCATCTTCAATAGTTTGTTGAATCATACCGACCATGCTTGTAAGGTCTCCGACTTCTTCTTTAACTTGTTGTACTTTCAACTCTAACTCCGTGCGTAGATCATCAAACATACGAATATAGCTTACTTTAATATCACTGCTAATGTGATTTACTAAACTATCACGTACTTCAAACTCAAAAGTACCTAAAACAACAGTATCGTCATTACCATTATTTTTTACATCGTTTAACGATAAATATATTTCTCCTAGCACACTTGAATTAGAAACACTTTTAAGAAACCATGGTGGTACTGTAACTCCCACTAATCCTTTTAAAGGATCTATAAAATCTAAATCTATAACTCCAGATATCGAAGGCTTAACATCTTTTACTTTTACATTTTCCTCAAAGAATGCGTACCCTTTAATATTTTTGTCGCTTATTTGTAAAGGAAAATCGTCTTTCGTTACTCTGAACTGGAATTGTGCTGTATTCTTATCGAGATTATAAAAACCAATACCCTTACCGGATATTGGTCTTAAATAAGCTGATTCTTCTAATGATAACGTTGCTACTTTTTGTAATTCTTCTACACTCATTATTTAGATACCCCCCATGTAACTAAAGCTATAGCATGACCGCGTTCTTCTGAATATGGTGTAGTGATTTCTTGAACCCAGCCACGACCATTTACATTGTCTTTGTATCCAATACCAGCACGACCATTTATAAAATCGTTAGTCGATACATCTTTTTCTACGTTTGTATAGATTTGTCCTAATAAACCTACTGCATTCCATTCAGGTCGTTCTGAACGTGACACATAATCAATATCAGGATTATAATCCGGATTTTCTACTGGAACATCTCTCGTTTCATAAGATACATTCCCTTCATCGTCAATGAATTCAAGTTCTTTTTTCTCTGTGATAGTAACACCGTATTCATCTTTAAGAAATCTATCTTTGTGGTGATATGATTTGTCATTTGCTACTAATGCTGCTGTTCCGGATATAACACCTAGAATAGGTTCATCTGGTTGCGTTTTTCTAATTTTTCCGTTGTCTAAAGTTACAATAGTTCCTAAAGGTATTTCATAACCACTTTGAGATTCATAATACTCAGCAATATCGGCATTATCTTGAGTGAGTTTACCTGCTAAAGTCATATTGCCTGAATAAGTACTCAAATCAAATTTAATGTTAGATGTAGAAGCATTACCACTAGAGCCATACCCAGCGACAACGTGATAGTTACCAGGTGACTTAACACGATTACTATTCATAATCAGTTGTGTATGGCCCTTTTTATCAGTTTCAGAATTAAGCGAATTGATAATACCGCTACGTGAACCATAAGATTTGGAGTTAGCACCAGAACCTAATACAAAGCTACGATTACTGTATGCTTTTGAACCACCTGTAGATGCAATCACTGCACTAGCGTTTGCTACGCCTGCACTTCCTGTAGACGCTATACTAGCTCCACCTTTGTGAACAGTTGGTACTACATCATATTTTTCACCAGCAATCCATGCAGAAGTAGCATAATTATCAGCATTAACACCACTTACGACTGCATGATTGTTAGTTAGACGGAGTCCTGTACCTGTACCATTGCCATACAAATTACAGTTAGTAATTTTAGTGTCATATATTTTACCACCGACACCAATGCCGATGTTTTTACTAGAATTCCAAATATTTATGTTATTTAGTGACACTCTAGACGGTCTATTATCTCCGCCGAACAATCTAATATCTACTTCTGCGTTTTTAAAGTTACGAACATTAATATTATTAAGTGAGATATTTTCAGACATGAACTGAACAGCAATAGCAGGTTGTTTTGTATCTAGTTTTCCACCTTCTAATTTTCCAAAATCACTATCGCCTATAGCTGTAAAATTATTCACGGAAACATTTCTATAAGCACTAATCAATAGCGCTCTAGGTGTTGATCCTGGATACACGCCATTGTATTTAGGGTTTAAAGCCAGACAATTATTTAACACTACATCATACGCTGTTTGGCTTTTTGCATCTGTTTTAGCTCTATGGTGGCCGATGTGTCGAATGTTGTACGCTCTTGTATCTTCAATAGATATATGTCCATCAACAAACACACCTGTTGCTGCACTTGAATCAGAATGCGCTTTGATTTCCAATCCACCAAAGTTACCTTTAGTGCGATTATTAGTTAAGAAAACAAATTGTGATCCATCGTCAACTTCAATTCCATTGCTATTACTTCCGCCTGTAGGAGAATGTGCGTAACAATTAGAAATTGTAATGTATCTTGAATGGTGAGTAGTGATACCGTCGTCACCACATCCATAAGCTTCACAGTTATCAACGTGTATATGTTGACTTTCTAAAGAGTATGGAACTCGACTTCCGTCACCTTCATAGAAGTATTTATCATTAGCATAAGTCACATCGATACAGTGGAGTAAAGCATCATATGACTTAATGTTATAGATGTAACCGTTAGTTACACCTGCAAATCTAATATTTGATGATAATGAACCTCCAGATGGTTTAAGTGATTTATTTTGTCTAAACTTATTACCATTGAAACTAAAGTTTTCAACCGAAATATTTTCAGCAAAACCACTCATTTTTAAATTAGTAATACCTATGTTCTCTGCTGGTGTTTCATCCATTAGCTTAATAGTAGTTATATCTTTTCCTTGTCCTACTAACCTAGAATTGTTAGGTAGTTTTAAACCAGTAGTAAGATAAGTACCTGCACTCATGGTAACCATTACATTTCCATTTCCAAATGCATCTTGGAATGCTTTCGTACTATCTTTTTGACCTGTAGGATCTCCTCCAAAATCATCGACATTTACAACTCTCATTATTTTTCCAAGTAATTCAGCACGCATTGTTTCTCTGGCATTTTGTTCTCTTAAAAAATCATGATAAAGCCGACCATCTAAAGTGTCGAAACTTTGTGCATCCATAGATGTTCTACTAGCTCTTAATTCTTGTATGCCATCTCCATTGTGCCCTAACACTAAATGTTTGATTTGCTCTCTCAAATAATTCAAATGCTCATCAGAGTGAACTTTCAAACCATCAGTAAGGGTATGGATAATTTGAGATGTATCATGAGCAGTTTTTTGCTTGGTTTCGTGATAAGTGTTGTGATTATCTAATTCGTTGAATTTAGTTTCTATTCTTTCGAAGTTTTCCTCTGACTCAGAAACAAACATATAACCAAATATACGACTTAACTTCTTAATTAATTTTATACTCATTTTTGCCTCCTTAACTATCCGTAAAATTGATAATAATCAGTGATTAATTCATACATTATGACTTCATGGACTTTTTCATTTGGATGTAGACCATCAGGCATATTAGCTTTTCTATATGCAGGATTATATGGCTTGAAGTGAGATGAACGATAAGCATCAAATACTGGAACATCTAGTTCGTTACAAGCGTCTAATTGAGCGTCTACATAATCTTGTAAAGTTAACCCTAGTTCGTTTTTGGTTGTGTCTTTTCTAACCACTTTTCCATCTTTCATATAACACTGTTTAGTAGCTGTCATAACCAATACTTTGCAGTCGGGGTTATTCTGTTTCACATTATTAATTGCACTACAAAAGGCACCGTAGAACGTTTTTACATCCGTTCTATCAGTGCCTATTTTCACGTTGTTAATCCAATCATCATCTGTACCTTGAATGATGATTAAATCTCCTTTTATTTTTTTAGATTGATCATAAATACTGTTTTCTTTTACTGTAGACATTGTTGCACCACTAACTGCTATATTCTTAGATGGCTTTTTCAATTTTTTAGCTAAATACTGCGTAAAGTTAGTTTTAGCACCAGTACCTTTAGCAACAGAGTCACCAATTGTACCTATTGACTTGATATACCTAATGTTTGATTTAGAAGTGAAATCATGTACTATAGTTCCGTTTTTAGTTGTAACTGATTTAGCATCTACTTCATTCTGCTTATCTTTCAATTTCTCGGTTTCCGATATCAATCGTACAGCAGATTTAGCAGCAGCTTTAATTTCAGACCTCATGTTCTCTCCAGCTTTACTAGGGCTAGATAGATTTATGTTATTAAAACCTGATATATACTTACTAGCGTCATTGACTGCTTTCATATATCTACTCTCTCTATCAAAGTCACCAAGCGTTAGATCTTGTTTTAAAATAATATTATCTTTATCTCTAACAGTTTTGGTTTCAACTATTCGTACATAGTTGTTTATACCTAGCTTTTCAGACTTTATCCTAACAATATCCCCTGGTTTTGGGTTAGCTTCTGGATATTCTTCACGTAGAACTAAAAAATCTAATAACAATGATTGTTTTAAAGACTTTTTAATTCTAGATTCCAATTCTTTAGCCATAACATTGCGGTTTTTAACCCTACCATCTTTAAATGGTTCAGCGTGTATTTTCCCATACACTTCCGCTAAAGGGTGTTCAAATTCCATTACTAAACCGGCGTTTTGATATTTTTGTTCCTCTTCATAATCTCCAAAACCCATAATAAATGTAGCGAACTCGGTAGCATCCTCTTCTATTTTCAAAGCATTAGCATTTATTTCATCAGATATATAGTAGTTGGCTTTTTGGTTAGCGTATGGAGTTAGCGTGAAGACATAACGACCTAATTTCTTGTTATAATCCACACGATATTCAAGACCATAATGTTCAAGACCTTGTTTGAACATTTCCAATCTTGTATCTCCGTCACCAGCATTTTCAAACTTAGATGAACTGACTTTTTCATTGAGTACATAATTCATACCAGTGCCTTTAAATACTAAATCAAAATAGTTTTTAGCAGTGAAACTTCCTGTAACATTTGCATAAAATCTATCTTTCATTAGGTTGTCAATAGGCATCTCTCTTGCTGTAACATCGACAACTTGTTTATTACCTATCGTATGTCTATCGATTATAGTAATAATGTATTCGCTATCGTCATCTGCACCTTCAACATTAGATACAATCCAACGCTTCTGTATTGCACTTATAGCCTCATAACTATACTCATCTTCTAAAATCTCAAAATTAAGTACACCATCAGCACTAATTCTATGCGTAAGTGTTGTATCAGTGGCAATAATCGTTCCATTACCTCGTGGCGGTCTTATTTTAATCGTCATTTAAACACCTACTTATAGTAAAATTTCATATCAAACTGTACTTTTTGAACAATTTGATTAAATTCAAAATGATTGTATCCATACCTAAACTTTGGAATGGCAACATTTGTCTTATCACTTATCTCATCGCCATTTTTGTATACTCTTATACCATCATAGACTATTATGTCTCCAGGTTTTAAAGTAATACCTGTGATTTTAAGTGTTTCTGAATGAGTTAAATTCCAAACGAAGTCAGTAGTTTGTTTTCCAATCGTAATTTTCACTCTTTTATACATATTGAACTGGTCATTAGGAGCAGAACCATGATAAAAGAAAGAATTTCCTTTTGTGTTCTCAAATGTATACTGTCTCATTGGATCATTTTCGTTCCATTCAATATCGAAATCGATAGACCATAAATCCAACTTTTTATTTTTTTCAAGTTCTAAACTAGTTCCGATACTTACACCGAAAGGTAACTTAGTTGTTTCAAATTCAATCTCAAAAGATATTTTCTTACCTGACTGCTTTGGAGTTATAACATTACTTATCATAACTTCATATTCTTTACCACTGACAAAAATATCGTCATCAAACTTATCTTTTCTGTAATTAGGTTGACCATTGTCTAACATCTCTTGGTAGTCATCACTAGTGGGTTGTATGAATCGATAATTAAGCTCTTCTTTCTTTCTCATCTCTCTTATTTTTATCGGTTCAGTATCGACAACTAATTTGTACAATAAATCCCTTACATAAGGAATATCGGCTAGACTTTTAGTCAAGTAGAAACAAGGAACACTTATCGTTCTAGTTTGATAAGTGCTCCCTGTAGATATACGACCATTTAAATTTTCTTTACTTTCATACTTTCTTTCTAATTCAATAGAACTAATTACAACATCGTTAACATAGAAACCGTAGTCTCCTAGGCGGTATTTTGAACCATCAGATTTAGTAATTTCAATATCCATTTCTAACCCCCTTACATGTAGAATGTTTGACTACGTTTTGCGTTTTTACCATTAACTATAGCTGTTAATGCATCATTATCAACATCAAATTCTACTTTAACCAACCTTTGTGTTGGGCTCGTTTCAATTTGATGTTTATGTGTGATTTGACTGTTCATATTTGCGTTAGCATTTTTAAGGCTAGCTTGTATGTTCGGTATTGCTAATTGTGAGTCGAAAGCTTTAGTAATATCAGTAGCCATACTACCCATACCACTAATAACATCTTTTCCTTCACGATTAATACCAATCATTAGACCTTCCATTGTCCATATACCGTATTGACGGAATAATTTAGAAGGAGATCCAATGTGTAATGCACTTTTAGCAGCATTAACTGCACCCATTACAACACCTTTTGCAGCACTAACAAGTTCTCCTGCCATGTTTTTAATACCATTAATCATTCCTTTTATTAAATCAGCACCAACTTGTACCATATCTCCAATAAAACCTCTTGCAGCACTTACTGCTCTTGAAACACCTGAGGTTACAGAGCTAACAACTCTAGACATTCCGGACATTACAGAGCTAACAATACCTGACATTGCTGAGCCAACTGCACTAAGCATATTTGAAAAGCCACTAGTTACAAAACTAACCGCCCTTGAAACCGAATTGCTTATAAAACTAACTATTGTTGACCAAATGCTTGAAATAAGGCTTGATATTGAAGACATAATAGAGCTTGTCACACTCATTAATGTAGACCAACCTGTTGATACGAAAGAAACAATAGTGGATACAACTGTACTGACTATAGTTACTATTGTTTGCCATATTGTAGATATCACAGAAGATATTGCAGACATTATAGTACTTGTTATAGTAACCAACGTTGTCCACGCAGTTGTGACAAATGTAACTATAGTTTGAACTACTGTTGTTATGACAGTAACTAGCATATTCCATATAGTTGAAGCAATAGTAACGAGTGTAGTCCAAATAGTAGTAGCTACTGTTACAATCGTAGTCCAAATTGTAGATAAAATTGTTCCTAGCGTGGTAACTATAGTTGTAATCGTAGTGACTAATAAGTTCCACAATGTTGTTGCTATAGTGACTAAAGTCGTCCAGATTGTTGTTGCTACTGTAACAATCCCTTGCCATATAGCAGATAAGAATGTACCTAACGCTTGAACAACTGTAACAATAACATTAACGATTCCTTGCCAAATCTGACTCGCTATTGCAGATAAAGGACCAAACACTTCTGAGAAGAAACTTACAATTCTTTGCCAAATTTGTACTAAAGTGTCTTTTAAGATGTTAAAGATATTTTTAGCCATTTCTACAATTGCGTTCCAAATTGCTTCTCCTGCTTGAGATAGTGTTTTCCATGCACCTTCCCAATCGCCTGTAAGTAATTGCAATAACGCTGTGATCGTTCCAACGATAACATGCATTGCGACTGTTATTACTGCTTTGATAACTTCCCAAACTACTTTGACAATTACTACAATTCCTTTGAATGTCGAACTGAATATAGGTGTAAGGAGTTTTATATAAAACTCAACGGTTTTAACGAAACCTGCCCAAACTTGAGCTAATGAGTCAACGCCACCTTTAACATATCCGAATTGCCCCATCAAATCTTGGAAGAACGAAATTACTGCTTTTACTGCTGATCCAACTGCTATTTTGATTGCATTCCATGCGCCAGTAATTGTATCTCTTAAGACTTCAGAAGAATTCCAAAGAGCAACAAATATAGCTATAACTGCTGCAATCGACGCAATGATGAGTAATATTGGAGCATTAATAGCTGCAAATGCTGTACCAACTGCACTCATAACACCTTGGACAATACCAATGATAACCTGCATGCCACCAATAACTTGTATGAATCTTCTAATGAAGTTAACTGCAAATAAAATAGGTGGTGCTAGTGTCATAAACACTCCACCTAACGTAGCGATGACACCTAGTATTGCGCCAATAGCTGGATGAGCTTCAGTCAATCTAGCTACGAATCCTGTAATTGCTACTGCAGCATCTAAAACTGCTGATGCAAATGGAGCCATAGCAGTACCAACTGCGATAAGTATTCTGATAATATTACCCATTAAAGTAATAAGTTTAGGACCGTTTTCTTGTACATACTGAATAAACTTCTTAAAACCATCACTTTCGGCTATAGTAGAACTCCATTCGGCAAATTTTGCAGACATTTGAGCAAGAGATTGTAAGATAAGATGAGTATTAGGTGCGAATGCTTTCATTAAGTTGAATATACCTTTAAATGTATTTCCAAATATTTGACCAATTAATGGTAAATTTTGTTTTGTATATTCAATGAACGACTTGATAGCATTTTGACCTGCTGTACTTTGAGCCCATTTATTGAATGAAGCACCCATTTTTTCAAAACCTTTAGAAACCCATTCAGCTAAAGGTGCTAACTGAGTAAGAATACTAATGATACCACTTCCAAATTGACCTGCTGCATTCAACATATTATTGAATATTCTTACTCCGGTAGTTCCCATCATTTGGAAGAACTTTTGTGCTACTTGTGAGTTCTTAGCCCAATCCAGCATCTTAGCACTCGCTTGTTCCATGCCTTTTGAAACGCCATTAATAAAAGGTGTTAAACCTTGTAATGCAACCTTTGCAGTGTTAATACCATTTGCTAATGTATTAAAAATTTGTGCTTGATTTTGCTTGATAATGCCTTCCCAAGTTGATTTCAATCCACTTAATGATTTTTGATAATTTTGTACTTCTCTAGTAGCTTCTAAAGTTCCATCTTGCACCATTTTTAATGCAGACACAGCCATAGCTCCAAATGCAAATGCTCCTGCTGTTGCAACACCAAATGCGCCTGCCATACCAATAGCGCCACCTGCAACAACACCTGCTGCATTAAGAACAGACATTAGAACTGGAACCAAACTTGCTATTGCAGGAACAAGTAAAGTGATATTCGATAATAATACACCTTTAATCATATTACCTAATACAGTAGCAAAACTTCTGATATCATTTGCTAGACGATCCCACGCATCATTTGCACTTTCTATACCTTCTCTAAAAGCAGACAAACTCTTTCGCATTACACCTAAATTAGAATCTACGTTCAACCGTGTACGTACAATATTAGGTATGGAGCGTAACATAGCTTTGAACATTACTATGTTAGATACTGCAGCCTTATTTTCAACTTCAAGTTTAGCTTTAGCACGTTGACGCGAATAATCGTTTAAGGCGCGTTTTGCCATTAAAATCGATTTTCTTGCTTTAGTAGCATCTGCATCAAGATTCGCACTGTAGTGTCTACCGTTTATAGCTCTTAAATTAGTTTGTAGTTCACGAATACGAGCGTTAGCTTTAGTTACATCTGCTGTGATTTCTACATCTGCATTATTGTTATCTATACGTTCTATATAACTTTCTAAAGCGTTAATATTTTTAATAGCTTCAGATATATCGGCACTTAATTCTGCATCTGCATCAATATCGTCAAAAGAGTTAACGAGATCTTTTGCAATTGCTATATGTGTTTTTAAATGTGTAGCATCTACATCTAATTTTGCATCTGCATCTAAACTATCAAAACCATCTAAAGCTTTTTTAGCACTCTCAACACCTTTAGTCACTCCTGAAGCGTCTGCCTTTAACTTTACATCTTTAATGCTTTTAGCAACTGCTTTAAATTGTTCTGTGTCGCCAATAGCACGTTTGAAAGCTCGTTTAAATTTATCAACGTCTGCTTTTAAAGTTGTACTAATTTGATAATCAGCCACATCTCCACCTCGCTTTCTATTTGTTAAGGTTTGCAATCATGTCTAATAATTCTTTACTAGGTTTATCCTCTTCAAATTTAGACTCACTGCCAAATTTGAGAGGTTCACCTTTGTTAAGGCGTTTGATATTAGCTTGATAATCAATAATGTCATCGGCGCTTTTAAATTTATATTCGGTATCACCTTTTTTACCACCTTTTTTCTTTTGTTCTGCTTGCGCATCACGGATAGCAAAGGCTAGCTTATACATTTCCATATCTTTATCAAGTTGTTCGTATTCAAGCGCCCACATACGATAGTTGAATTCTGTTAAAGTCATCATTTCAATACGTTCTAAATCGTATATTTTCAACTTACTCATACAAAGGACTATCAACCTATCGTATGTTAACGGATCTTCATCTTCATTTACGCTTGTTTCTTGTCTTTCTTCGCTGTTCTGTATTCTTCTGGCACGTATTTTTGGAGCATAGGTCGCTTTCCCATCTCCTTAGCAATTTCTTCGCCAAATTCTTCTAATCCTTGATTTAAAGCAATATCGTCTAAGATTTCATCAATGTCATCAACTTTAGGTGAATTTTTATGATGCGATGTACAAGCTAAAATATATTCACCAATTGTGAAAGGGTTTCCTTGCAACAACATAGGCGCAGATACTTGAACACCTAAGCCTACTTTCATTTGTTCCACTTCAACACCTAGTTTTCTATCAATTGAATCTAGTGCTTTGAAACCAAAAGATAATTCTAATTCTTGACCTTTGAAATTAATATGCATATTAAATACCTCGCTTTTTTATTCATTAAAAATAGAGGGCTCTACGCCCTCTTAGTTATACAGTTTCAGATGAGTTTGGTTCACTTGGTTGTGGAATGCTTTCAGCAAGTCCATCAGTAGCTGGATCACTTTCGATAGTGTCATGGAAACCGTATTGTGCTTTATTTTTCTCAATAGCATCAGGTAAAGTAGCGAAACCACGAACCTTTTTGAGATACGTTCCGTACTCAACTTCAAACTCTGCAATTCCATCTGCTTCGTTAGAGCGTGTAATTGAGTTGAAGTAACCTTGACGATATTCTGCTTTATATTTACCTTGTGCGTTTTGTACACGTTTGTTAATGATCCATACTTCATAAGGAACATCATCTTCTGTAGCATCTTCAATTTCGTCTGCTAATGTATCATCATGTGTCATGTAACATGTCCATGTAACTGTTCCTTCTAATGTACCTCCACTATTTACTGAACCATCCATAGTAGCTTCAGTATCTCTGTCTTTCTCTGTTTCACGTTCCATTTCAGTGACATACATTACTTTGTCGGCCTGTACACGTTCACTTACTTTTCTGACTAGTACTAATTCATCAGTACCTTGTTTAATTGCCATTAATGATTACCTCCAATAATTTTGTATTAAAAAAGCAACCCGTAAAAACGAGTTGCTAATGTGATTCATATTCAATATTAATAATCGTGTGTAGCAATTCTTGGTTGCTTGTTGTATCGATTATTTCATTAACGTTAATGTTAGGTCGTACTAATGTATAACCCTCTAAATAAACGTCATTTAACAATATATTTTGAACTTGTAGATAGAGTTGGTCGTTCATAGCTTTATCATCATTAATTCCCCATAAATGCACTGTTACAGAGGGGTTCCCACTATAACTGTCAAAAGTTAACCGAGAAATATGGTCATTTAATGATTGTATCGCTATAAACGGATAATCTAACTGTTGATTTAAGTCTTTTGTTTCAATAACTGGAACATTCAAAGAAAGAAACTTTTCATACAAGTAATTAAAAAGTTGTAGTTTAGCAGATTGCATTTAAACACCTCCTAACCATGTAAGAGACGTTCAAAGTCCGCTCGTACTTTAGTTATAAATTCTTCATAGACTGGATGCATAAATGGCTCTGCGTTCATATAACGAGTGCCATATTCAAGGAACCCTGAATAACCAGCTTTAGATGTAATTTCATACTCAAGATGTCCAGTGTTTGCATGTTTAAGCATTCTAGCTAAGTTACCAGTTGAATAGCCTTTAACAAACACTTGCTTTGTTTTTGCATCAGTATCTGTATGAAACTCTGCTGCATTTTTACTTAATATTTCATCAGCATCATCTTCTATCTCATCATGTGCAATACGCAAGTTGCTTATCAATTCATCGATACCATCTATTTTCATTAGATAACCTCCTCGATGTAAAACACAGTGTCGTGTTCATAATCGATTCGCTTAACTATTTGATGTTTAATACCTTTGATGAAAGCATGTGTTACTTGTTCCTTAAAATGACCGTTCAGTCTAACAACATTAATACTTTTCTTTACATCTCCGAATTCCAAAGCTGTTTTGCCAGGAGACAAAGGACTATGATTACATGGCATAGAATTGAGTTTAAGCATGCTATTATCGTATCGGCTAGTTTTAGTGTTATAACTACCTTTACTTTCAATAGCGAACGTCACACGGTCGTTATATCTCAATAAAAGACACCTCGACCTTTTTGAGAACGTGATTTAGGATAAAGAGATTCAATCACATCCATGTATTCATCAAAGTCATTTGCTTGAAATGTTGACGATCTACCATCAACGCTTTCACTACTCATAGCTTCTGCTCCAACACGATTAAAGCGCTTGACCGCAACTTCTTCCACGATGTACTCGAGTCTTTCAGGTATTGTCTCGGTTTCAAGTGGTAGTAAGCTAATCAAACGCTTTTCAGTGTTATCTATAATCTTTTTTAGCAATTCATCTTGTAAATCGTCATTGATAGAGAGTAATAATTTTACATTGTCTAATGTAGCCATATTATCCCTCCAACGCTTTTAAGATATCAGCTTTTTTATCCTTTTCAGAGATTTGAATGTTATGTTTATTTGCAATGTCTATTAAATCTTCTTTAGTGTTCTTATCATCTACAACCAATTTAATATATTGTTGATTGTACTTGTTTTCTTTGTGTAAGAGTTGGTTAATGCGCTCACTAGAAATATCTGTTGGGTAATCACTACCAACTATATATTTTTCTTGTGTATTAGCGTCTGTAAACTCTCTCACAACTTCGTATGAATAAGTCATGAGTAACCCTCCTTATTAAACAGTTTCAGATGCTGGTTGAGATGCAGAAGCTTCAGTAGCATCTAATTTAGCGAATGCATTGTCATCAGCAATGTGGAATGCAACATCCATAGTTACACGTAGAGCGATTAATTCTTGCTCGAACAAGTTTACAGGAGAGCCATCTTGGTTTTGTACTGTAGATAACTGTCCATCTTCTGAAATCTTGTATGACATGTTGTAAGGGATACCGTAGAACATTTTATCGAAGTCTCCAGCGTATAATTCACCTTTTTTAAGCTCATCAGATTTCAAATCAACTACTGGTAAGCCATCTAAAGTATTAGATGAACGATCATACAAGCTTTCTTTTGTAACTTCATTACGAATTTCACGTAGTGCTGTACGGTTTTGACGTTTAGATACAATAGCATTAGCTTCAATATCATGTTCTAATAACACATCTTCTAATTTAAGCACGTTATCTTCGTTGATAGCACCTTGCACAAGATTACCTGAAGTTTGTACAGATTGTGCTACTGATTGTTGGAATGGGTTATCAACATTTAATAATCCTGCTTCATCAAACTTTTTGTAGAATTGTTCTGCAATTTGTGGCTTCATTGCTTCAAAGAATTGAGCGTAAGTGTAATTCAAGAACTCACGTGATGCAACTACAATTACACCTAATTTGTGAGAACGCATTTTAGCACTTACTAAGCTAGGTTTAGTAGTTCTAATTTTTTGACCTTCTCCTACCCAGTAAGCACCTGGTTTATCTGCCCAATAAGTAAATTCTTTTTCAGACTTCCCAGCCATATCTTCAAATTTACCTAATTTCATAATCTTTGAGTTTTCTAATACATCTAAAAGAATAGGTTGGTTAAAATCGTTTAATAATTCACCTTCCTTAACCTCATGTATCATTACATGTTGTGGGTTAAAAGATTGTGGTTTTACATCTGCCATAATTTATTCCTCCAATTATTTAATGATTCTATTTTCTTTTGCTATTTCAGCAATTGATTTACTAGTTGATTGTCTAGAATTAAAGTTACTAGCACCAACATTAGGATTGTCTTGTCTTGTTGCTTCTTTAACTTGCTCTTTTACTGCTTCGTCAAAGTCTTTCTTAATTTGATTTACTGCTTCGTTAATCTTTTCGTTGTCTTCTAGGACTACTAATGATTCTGCAAATGAAGTGGGTAGCCCTTTCTCTTTAAGGTCACGTTCTACGTCAGAAGTAAGTTGGTTTAATTTCAATTTTCTTTCTCTCTCTTCAATACGTTTTTCTCGTTCACTTAAAGCTTTTTCTTGTTTTTCTTTTTCAGTGAGTTTTGCGTAACTTTCGCCCTCTTTGCGTGCATCTTCTTTTATCTTTTCGATTTCTTCTTGATGTTTGCGTTCACGATTAGCTAACGCTTTATCAACTGCTTTGCTAACTTGACTATCCAATTCACTTTGAGAAAAAGTTTTTTCGCCACCTTGGTTATCGTTTTCGTTATCCTGCTGTTGTTCTTCTTTTTGTTTTTCAGGATCGTCTCCGTTATCCTCTGCGAAAAATTGTAAATTTAATTTGTATAATTCATCTTTCATTAGTAGTCCTCCTCAATAAGTTTTAAATGAGTGATTATTCGCATAAAAATAGCGCCCCAAACAGTCATCTAAGCCCGTTCAGTGCGCTAACTTTTAATTTGATTAGTAATCAATCGTTTAACCCCTATTAATATAGTATTTAGCAGTTTAACGACTTGCTTAGGTCATATGTTAAATAAAATTCTTGTGTTTTATTGCTTTCTTTTCTTTCTTCTTAGTATCCATCTTTTGAGGTTCATTTCTCTCATTCATGATTTTTAATTCTTCATGTATACCTTTCAAAGATTCAGCTATTTCTTGTAGTATCATCTTCATTCTACGATACCTCCAAATGCATATTTACCTTTACGCTTTTCAAAGAATTCTTCTCTCCAGTCACCTACATAAGGAACTACAGAACTTCTGCAAAACGGATGCATAGGTGGTGCATTTACACCTGGCTTCATATCTTTAACTTTAAATACTTTACCATTTAGCCCTCTACATGTTTTCGTTGTCTTACCATCTAACTTAGCTACATATTTATATTCGGCATCAGGTCCTTGATTCTCTAACATGTGTTGTTTAGTAGCTATTGTTTGCACTCTAGCTGTTTCAGTTATTAGCAACCTTCTTATCTCATATGTGCTATTTCCAGACTCTTTACGTAATTCTTTAACAAACTCATAAGGATGTCTACCACGTATAATAACGTGGGTAACAGCACGTTGAACTTGTATACGTGTCTTTCTCATGTCACGCCATAATCGACGAGACCAATTCGAGTTTTGAAATGGCGCTAAAACGATTGCTTTAACATCTGTAGTTGCTACTTGTAGAGTATCGCCTAATATACCAGCTTGTTGTTTTAAAGCTCGATAATAAGCACTTTCCATGTAATTATGCATTTGACTTTCTAATTTAGCGTACGTATATGTGACTAATAATCCGATTTGAGCTTTTAACAATTTCTCTCGAGATACATACATTTTAGTATTATAAGCACGCAGCTCTTTATTAGCGACATCGCTAAAATCTCTCGTATCAACGTACTGTTTAGCTTGATTAGCAAATTTAACTACATCAAATGCATCTACTTTTTTTCTTGCCTCTGACATCGAAATACCTTCGCTAGTAGCATATCTTGCGTAGAATTTCGCTATTTCTTTTTCAATATCGTCTATCATTTTATTAACGATACGTTCAATTTCATCAGATATTTCTTTATCACTTAGAGTTTCCTCTTTGATTATTTCTTTCGCTCTCTCTTCCCAATAAGTCATATTTTATCACTCCTTATTGTCAGAGGTTTCACTATCATCGTTCTGTTGTGAGTTGTCTGTTAGATCATTGAACATTAATTCGTCAGAATGCTTAATCTTTTCTTCTTGCTCTTCTTTTATACGTTCAGCTTCTTGTTGTGGGTTGTCGATGAATGACACTAACGACATCAATGTCTTTTGACTAATTTCTCCTCCTGCATTCACATACATTTGCATTTCTTCTGTAAGTGATTTAGGTAGATTACGTGTGAATGTGAACACTAAATCTTTGATGTTATCTTTGTCTAATTCACGATTAACACTCATGATTTTCCCAATCAACTTATAACGTCGTCGCAAACCTTTTCTAAATAGTCCTTCTTTAATAGCTGTACGCTGTTCTAAACCAAACAACTTGTATTTCATTGCTTCACCGGATTGGTTACCACTAAAGTTTTCATCTGTCATATCAGGAGTATTAGTAAACATATGAATGTTGCGACTGATTCTATCTTTATAAGACTCAACGCCATTAACATCATATTGTTTATAGATATATTCAGCATCGACATTACCTTCGTTTACTTTATCATTATCATCTGTATATTCTGGAGGTTGTAAATGGAAAACGTTAGCTTCTTTTTGTAAACGAACTACATTTTCATCGCCTAAATCGATATTACCTTTGATAAGTAACATAGCATCGTTTAAATCACTCATATAGTTTGCTGTGTCAGATTGAGCGTTATCATATAAATCGATTAACGGGATAACTTTTTCAAAATCACCACGTCTTTTTTCATTGTTACTAAATTCAGTTATAGTAACCTTACCAAACGAATGTAATTCTGGTGGTTTACGTTCACTAATTTTTAAGTTAGTTGATTTAGAACCAACAAAAAAGTACGTTGCTTGGTCTGTGATAAAGTCGATGTGATACAAGTCAGTATCTTCATCTTCACTCACTTTCCAATAACGTACTGCTGCAAGACTATTTTGTTGTACCGTAGTGTCATATATAACAAAGGTATTCTTTGCGTTAGATTTATATATTCTAACTTCATCATCTTGGTTGCGTATAATATACTCGTACGCTCTACCAAATATAGACAAATCTAATCCGATAGAACGGTTATGACTATCTATATCGTTTAGATCATGTAAAGAATTAATAGCATTTTGTGTCATTTCTTTTTCAGATTGTACTTGAATAGCATGACCGAAGCAGTAACCATTAATAAAGTCGGCGATATAAGATGCAAAGTCATGTGCCACTCTGTTATCTGCTAAGTGTTTCTCTCTACGTCTGTTATCACTTCGCATCACATTATAATTGAGCCCTTGATAATAATCATCTAGCATTTGTAATCTAGGTCTTTGTGCTTCTAAATGATGTGTTATAAAGTCGCTTATATCATCTATGTTATCTAGTAAATCTCTTGCAGTACCGTCGTATTTATATACTTCTACTGCATCACGTCTATATATAGCTTCTCTTCGTTTTTTAGACTCTAAATCACGTTCAAAGTTGTTTACATGCGCCATATGTACCTCCTTATAATCCCATCGCTTTTATATTCTTTATACTTTTCTTTATAGTTGAGTTTTTCTTTGTATTCGGTCTATAGAAACGCTCAACACTATAGCGTAATGAATCGATGCAATGATTGTACGTATCTACTGGTTCGTTTGTGTATTCGTCAGTGTCTTTGTCTTTCTTCCACGTGTAGTTATCAAGTTCTTCAATCGTTTTAAAACATCTTTCATCTACGATAATGTCAAATTGCATTAAGAATTGTAGCCCTTGTACAACTGAGCTTTTACCTTTCTTAGTCGGCTTAATTCGGTCTATTCCTAATTTTCTAATCTCGGCTATACTCTTTTGTTCTGCACTATCTGCTGTTATTTCTTCTTTGCTATAGCCTAATTGTTTGATTACACCAGCTATTTCATCGTTAAGCATTCCTTGTTTGACGTACTCCTCAACGATATATAACTTCTTATTTTTAGCATCTATCTTACAGTGGATAAAGGCGCTAGGATCATTAACATATCCAAAGTCTAAACCAAAGTATGAAGGCAGATGTCTAAGGTCATCTTTATTCAGAAGTTTCTTCTCGTACTTAGGAAACACAAGTTTATCTAGTGTCGCAAATTGACCTAAAGCGTAAATCTTATAATATGCGGGGTTACGATTTGCTAATAACTCTAAATTCTCTCGAGTAGTTTCATCTAAAAACTTATTATCTTTGTAACTAGACTGTCTGACAATTACATCTTTCATCTTCTGTCCATGTTCAAAGAAATACTTATATACCCAGTTCAATTTAGATACTGGGTTAAACATCAAGAATATTTGTTTGTTCATATGTTTTTTCTCCCTTAAACGCAATGTTAACTGTGTGTAATCGTTTAGTGTGAACTCAGAAGCTTCTTCCATAACAATGTCTGATATCCCTTTAATAGACTTAATTTTTTCGGGATTATCTAAACCTTTGAACAAAAAAACTGCGCCGTTAGGTAACTCGACTTTGTTATCAGTCTTATTCCAACGACACAGATCCCATATACCATAGTTGATTAAACACGCTTTCACATCTTCAAACAAACTATCCTTTATCGTAGTTTGCACCTTTCTCATCCACATAATACGTCTAGGAACATTCCATTTCATCAATGCTTTAAGTACAACCTTTTGTATTACGCCATGAGACTTACCACTAGAACCACCACCATAATGTACTTCTGTGAAATTGTCATAGTTAGTAAGTATTTCGAAGATATTCTTGTTAAACACTTTCTCCGGGTTATTAAAATTAAGTTTAAGACTCGTCATCATAATCACCTATGTTGATTTCGATGTTACGTTGAGTGACTTCTTGCTTATCAGTCCACATCACATAATATTTACCTAATAATTCCAATGCTTTGTTCTGATCACTTATCTTAGGTGGCTTTTTAACTAACTCAACACTTTCGTCATATACAAGATTGTATTTTTCAGTAGAAGGGTTAAGTTTATAATCGCCTTTTTTAGTTACTACCGGTTCTATTTCTACCGTATTACCTCTTGCTGTATTAGTTAAACGATACAAAACCTCTTTACCACTCATTATTTGTTCATCAAAGAGTTTCTCTTCTACCCCCTTGATGTAGCTTTGTATTTCATCATTCTTCAACATTCTTTGTCCTTGTGAATACGCTGTTTTTTCGCTATATCCTGCTCTTATAGCCGATTTAGTAGCGTTGCCATAACATTCTGTTCCTGGTATAGCATATGCTTCTGCGAATGTTTTTTGTCGTTTATTTAGCCCGTTCATCTCATATATCACCAACTCTCACGGTATTCCCTTTCACATAATAAAAAAGGAGGTCTAACCAAATCATTGGCTAGCCTCTAATAGGATTGCTTATATAAATGTGCGCAAGCAATCAGAACGCGCCAAGTAATTAAATACTTCGCACCACTATTATATAAAAAAGTTCTATCTACTCTAAAATAGTGTCATTTTCGTCATTTTTGTCATTTATGTCATTTTCGTCACTGTAACAAGTAAATTTTTTCTGCTAAATCATCTTTACGTGCCAAAAAGTTAGTTCTATTCAATCGAGAGTTTGGCATGTCTTTTATTATTTCATCTCTGCGTCTACCTTTTTTTAAGTGACTTAAGAATATAAAGTCAACATGTCCTAACTTCTGTTGAGATTGATTAATAAATTCTACTTCCGCTAACATCTGAGCATGACGTTTACTCATTCTCTCACGACGTATAACAGTATCCTCAACCTTGCTCCCATTCTTCCCTTGCGGTTTAGGTAACGTAGATTGTATACCATACTGTGCAATTGAGTTACTATCACAATCTGGTATTACAGTAACTAAATATTTACACGTCATTTGGTAATTATCAATAATGTTAATAATAGCTTCTTTTGAATACAATCGAGTTCCCCCTTATGTTTAATATTGGTCGTAAGGCGTACGCTCCACTTTAATAATTTCTAATGCTTGCTCTTCCGTAAAACCTTGTTGTCTTAAACTTGTTAACCTCTCACGTTGATATTCAGATTTCAATCTGGCCACTTCAAGTATTAAAGGAACAATTGATTTTAATTCATATATTTGGTTCTGAATGTTAGGTTTTTCTCTTTTACTACCGTCAACGTTGAATATATTATCCATTAAATTACCCTCCATTCTCCAACTTATCTCTTAACACTTCTATTTCATATTCTTTTACTTCTAACTGATGTTTTAGATCATTCTGTTCAAGTATCGAGCCAAATAGTAGTAAAACTAATATAATGATTGCTATTACGCCCCACATTGTTTGACCACCTCTAAATTAGGTTTGTGTTCTAGTACACGTCCGTTAAAACTACATGCATCTTCTTTAGCTGAATATAAATCGTCGTAAGATAAAGCTTCAAATACATTGTCAGTGATTATGCATGTGTTTCCATAACTACCTATATATTTTTTCACTAAATATACTCCTTTTTTTAACTCAACCACGTATTTGCCTATGTTGTTTTTATTATCCTTATTTTTCAACCAAGATACCTCTCTTTCTAAATGTAACTTATCTAATTGCAATCCATGTTTATCTTCCTGTAACTCATTAACTCTTTTCTCTGCTTTAATCCACTTATATATAGCAAAAATACACAGTACTAACACAATTATTACCGATGAAAAACTTATCCAAATCACATTAATAACCTCCTAAAATCCCAAAATATAAAAAGTGTAAAAATAGCAAGATAGAAAGTAAAAACATGGTAACGGAAAACCCAATCGTTACATATTCCTTGTATTTAATTCCTTCAACAAAAAGATATATTATAAATATCTCCATTAAAACAAAGACTATAGACAATGTTATAATTGTAATCATATATATAATTTCACCCAATATTTAATAACCTCCGTATATGCCATTTAAATGAGCGTGGTC